TGGGGCCGGTGGGGCCGACTGATCCGTCTGCGCCGCAGAACGATCCGAACTGGTTGATCGCGCCGTTGGTCAGCTCGACTTCGATGAAGCACCGGTCGAGCTGGCGGGTGCGCCGGATGCCGACACCGTTTGCTCCTGTGGGTCCGGCGGGCCCGGTGATGACGACGGGGATCGGCACGGCCGGTTCGCCGCGTTCGACGCGCGCGCAGGCCTCCCGGGCGGCGGGATCGGTGTTGACCTGCCCTCCGGCGAGCTTGCACAGTTGCGGATACAAGTTGTTCTGCTGGTCGATGACGTCAGCGAACGCGGTGAGCCGCGAATCCTGCTGGCCGGTGATGACCACGAGGTACATGAGTACGGCCCCGATGGTCAGCAGCAGCGCGGTGGTGACCACGCCCCAGGTGCGGCTTTTGCGCTGCGCCCGCTTGAGGTCGGGGGCGGCGTTGTGGGCTGGTTCGGTCATGGTGCCGGTCTCCCGCCGGTTTGGTCGTTCGCATCGTCCCACTGCGGCGGCGTGGTGGTGGAGTTCTCGTTGCTGATCACTAGGGCTTTCAGCTCTGCCGAGAGGTCAGGTACCGCCAGTCCTTTCGAGCGCATCAGGTATTCGAGGTCGCCGCTGCGCGCCTGCCAGAGCGAGGCTTCACGCAGGGCGGCCCGCTCGTTGCGGGTGGCTTCCCGGATGTGCTGCCTGGCCATGCCGCGTTCAGTGGTGCGGAAGTTGACGACGAAGCGGTAGGCGCTGATCAATGTGGCGATCAGCGCGCCGCTGAGCAGGGCCCCGAGCAGGGTGGAGTTGCTGCCGACCGTTTCGACGGCCTGCGCCAGATGCACGCGCGCCACCCCTTCCTATCGGTGTGGCGATCGGGCCACGTCCAGCCATCGCTGAGCCAGCAGGGCGGCCACTGTGAGTGCCAGGCATATCGCTGTCACAGTGCGTGCCAAGTTGTTCGGCGTGGCCATAGCTTGCAATATGACAGCCAGTGCCCACGTGAGGCTCGCCGCAGTGAGAAGCCCGATACCCACTATCTCGAAGACAATCCTTCTGAGAAGGAAGCCGAGCAGCCCCAACAGCATCCCCAGGACGCAAAAAGCGCTCCAGGCGACGATGATGACATACCCGCCCTGTCGTTCCAGCGAAACACTGGGTGTCTGAAGTGCAGAAATGCCAGCAATGCCCAGGAAAAGGTAGGCGGCTACAATGAAGCCTTTCCATCGCAGCCGCTGCAGCAAAGGCCTGTCCGGCACTTCTCCCCCTCAGTCAGGAACTGCCACAGAAGTGTTCTCTGACGACTCGGTCGGCGCCTGATTCTGTTCCGGGTCCTCCGGTGTCAAAGCCTGGACGTGGTGCTTGATGCGCCGCTCCAGCTCGACCAAGGTCTGTTGCATAACCTTGTCTTTGGGGTCCTCTTCGAGCCGCAACAGCGCGTAGAAGTGCTCAGACTCCAATTCCTGGAGCCGATTGACCCGAACCTGATGAGCCTGACTCGGACTCAAAAACATGTACCCGTCCATTGTTCCTCCCGGTTTATGGTGCGACGTAAGATTCGATCATGCATTCTTCGGCGTCGATGTCGATCGCCCGGATCCACACGACCGGATTGGCCGCCTTGACCGCGAACTGGGTTCGCAGCGTGAACGTCGCACCCGACGGGATGTTCGCCACGCGGTGGTGATACACGAACGCGTCACCCGAGTAGCGCTGTCCGCCCCGGAACCACGGCGTGGCCTGGGCGTTCTCCTGGTTGCCGATCTCGGTGTAGGAGCCTCCGTTGATCGAGATGAACGTCTTGGCGCTGTAACCCTGGGCGTCGGCCTCGCTGTCGATGTCGTTGGGCTGCATGATCAGCTCGACCAGCGTGGTGATCCGCAGATCCAGGGTGCCGCTGGAGCGTGCCGTCATCGTCGCCCACGTGTAGGTGAGGGTGGCGTTCGGGTCGAGTTCGTGACCGCTGGTCTGGGAGGCGCCTGGCGCCGCGTACACCTTGCGCGACACGTGATGGATCGCCTGCCGGGCGTCACGCACTGTGCCGGTGGAGCGCCACCACGCGCCAGCGCGCAGACGGCCGTCCGAATCCCAGGAGGAGGCCAGCTGGCCGGTCTCCCCGCCCAGTCCGTCCGGCACCAGCCGCGCCAGATCCAGGAACGACGCGGAAAAGTCGGTGGTGCGATACAGGGTCGTGGTGGCGACGTTGAGCCGGTAGCGGTTGGACACGAACAGCGGGAAACCGCTGGTCCACCCGTTCGGGCCGACATCAAGCAGCGTCACGTCGTTCGCCTGGTTGGCCTCGGTCACATCGCTGGTCGGGTCGGACCGTCGCAGTCGCCAGAAGAACGGGTTGCCGCCCACTCCGCTGGCACGCACGGTGTGGCCTTTCGCGGCCATCGTGATCCCGCTGTCGGTCCACGGCAGTCGGCCGATGCTGAAGCTGTCGCGCAGCAACTCCATCAGCGGCGCCGCGTCGTCGGACTGGCGCAGCACCCGCATGATCGCCTTCGCGGTGATCTCCGCTGAACCGGTCGAGCCGTGCAGCAACAGGCCGGTCGTGGTGTCGTCGGCGTCGGACGCGGTCGGGGCGACGGCGAGACTGGCCAGCGTGGGGATCGGCGCACCGCCGAACGAGGACGGCGCCGTGCCCCGCAAACGTCCAAGCGCGTCAACGTAGAGGGCGTCCGCCTCACCGGCGGTGCGCGCGGTGAACAGGTTGCCCGCGTTGCTGGCATGCGCCTGCACGGTGACGGCGCGCTCGCCGGAAGCCCGGGTGCGGATGTGCGCCCGGCCGAGCGTGGACAGTCCGATCGCGGCATCGGTGCCTACCATGAGCGCGCCACGGCTGGATTCGTCGTCGTCGAACACGCGGACCGTGCCGGTCAGCAGCGCGCTGCCGTCGTAGCCGATGGTGCCGCCAGGATTGGCCGCGTCCGGGTGGCTGAGAGTGATGGCCGCGTCGGCGCGCGCGACACCGGCCGCGATGCCCCGGAAATGAAACGGGTTGGGCATGGTGTTGCCGCCGACGGCGTCCCAGCCTGCGGAGGCGTTGCGCCGGTACAGCACACGGTAGGTGCCGCCGTGCACGACCAGCTGGTACCGCCCCTGCGGGATGCTGGTGACCGGGAGTTCGGTGGCGGTGCTGCCGTCATCCCACGCGGCGCGGTCGTTGAGCCGGGTGAACGCCTCGTTGAAGTCGGCACGGCTGCCGCTGTCGCTGCCAGCGCTCCAGTTCGGCAGCTCGAACCGGTTGGTGCGGGTCTCGGTCACGGTGAAATCCTCCGCATCAGGGCGGCATCAAGATCATAATGTTCGCCGGTCAGCATGCCTGCCACCTGCGCGTATGTGCGTGCCTTCACAGCCCCGGCGGGTGCGGTGACTGTCCCGGCGGCACGCAGCCACTCGTCGGCTGTGGCGCTGCCGACGACCACGGTGCTGGTGCTGATGAGCACATCCGCGACGTCCAGCCAGTCGACGGAGAACTGCGCGGTCCTCGACTGGTCGGTCCGCAAGGAGAAGCTGACGTGGTAGTCGCCTGGCGTGACCACACCTTCGGGAAAGAACACCTCGCCGGTGCCGTCGGCGCTGACGGCGACCCTGCCCATGCCGACGCCGTCGAGGCCTCCGGCGATCTGCCCGATCGAGCTGATGACGCCGCGTGCGGTCCAGCCGGTCGCGTTGGTCTCGAACGATGGATTGGCGGAGAACAGGTTGCTGGTGAGCGGCCGGTAGACCAGGCCTGCTTCGGACAGCTCTGCCCAGGTGGCGGCGTCGCGGTCTGCCCACGTGGGAAAGACGGCTTCCTGCTGGTCCCATGTGGACTCGTAGGTAGCGTGATGAAGCAGCGCCCCCGCCGGTTTGACGCCTTTGCGCAGCACGGCGCCCAGTACTTCACCGGGGTCGGGCGTCTCGCTGGAGATGGTGACGATCGTGATGTCCCAGATGTCCCCGGCGACGATGCCGCCGGACATGTCGGGGGCGAAGTGGGGAACGATCCGGGCGTAGCGGGTGCCGGTGAGGGCGGTGCGCGCGGCGTCCGCGATCGCGGAGCGGGTGCCGCCACGCCAGCCAGAGGTCGCGTAGATGATCGTGTCGCGTTGCTCGTCTTCGGACGCGGACGGATCCAGGCGGGCGCCGAGCAACTGCGCAAGCCAGGGCAGCCATTCGATCGGTGCATTGACCGGGTCACCCAGCAGGGAGACAGCGGTGCGGCGGGCCGCCCGCCACTGCTCCAGGTCAGTGCCGGTGAGCGCCCACGGTTCCGGTGTCGCCGGTCCGGCCGGGTTGCTTCCGGCCAGGTCGGTGATCATGTCGTCGAGCTGCCCGGCGACCGACAGCACGCCGCCCAGGTACCGCTTGAACACCCATGTCGAATCCCGGCTGTCCAGGGTGCGGTACACCTCGGGCAGGCGGTGGTACAGCCGGTGCGCGAGCAGCGACATGTACGGGACCAGGCCATCACCGGGTTCCGGTTCGTGCGCGAGCGGCGTGGTCATACGGTGGTCACCGTGACCACTCCGGCCTTCGGCAAGGTGGACGCGCCGCTGACCGTGTAGTTCCCGGCGACGCCGTCGATGGTGACGGTGCCCACGTAGTCCACGCCGTCCACGCGGTCGGCCAGCGCGATGATCTCGTTGAGCCGGATGATGGCGCCCCACTGCCAGGTGAGCGGGTCCACGTAGGCGGCTATCGCGTCCTGGACTGCCTCGATGACGCTGGCCGAGACGTAGCCGGGCAGCAGGTGGATCTGGATGGCGAACGGCACCGTGTCGATGACGATGTCGACGACGTGCACGTCCAGCACGGCGACCGCGCTGGCCTCCAGATCCTGCTCGATCTCGTCTTTCGCCTCAGTGGACAGGGCCGCGCCGTTCTCGCCGAGCACGGCCACGGTGATGTGCCCCGCGTGGTCGCCGGGGTTGCCGACCTGGGTGGGGTCGTAGAGGTCGATGGCGAGCGCGCGTTCCACCTCGGGCCGTTCCAGCGCGGCCGCCTCGAAATGCCGGGGCAGCACGAGCGCGTCGGACAGCCGGGACAACCGGGCGACGCCCCGGTCTCTCCATTCGTTGTCCGATTCGCGGTCGCGTCCGTCGGCGACAGCACTGGCCAGTTCGACGCTTTCGATGAACGGGACCGGGTCGGCCATGAGCAGCGGGGTGCCGATCGGGATGCCGTTGGCCTGGGCGGTGAAGGTGTCGCCGATGATCGACACGGTGCCGGTGCTGGAGCCGGGCGGGATGTCGAGCCCGGGCGGTTCGACGAGGAAAACGACGGTGGCGCCGTCGTCGAGCAGCAGATACATCCGGGTGCCGCCGGGGATGGTGTGGCCGAGGGTGTCGCCGACGGTGAACGTGGCGGAGGCGATGGGGGCCGCGCCGAAATCACGGTCGACACCGGCCAGCAACAGGATCGCCTGAACCACGGCGCCGGTGAGCCGGTTGACGGCGACGATGCCTTCGGAGGTCTCCAGGGCAAGGCCTTCGATGATGACGACTTCGGTGTTGCCTTCGCGGGGGATCCAGCCGGGGATGTTGAGCTGGGTGGCGGCGATGGCGGTGCTGACGATGTCCTGGTCGGTGACGTCGAACAGGCGCAGGTCGACGTATGCGCTGAGATCGGGGGTGGGTGCGACGGGGCTGCTCACTGAAGCGGGACCTCCCGGGTTTCGTCCCGCCTGCGCCAACTGACTTCGGCGCGTTCTTTGCCTTCGGCGGTGCCGTCGATGGACACGGTGGTGACTTCGACGCGTGGTCCGAAGTCGTCGAGATGGCGCTGCAGGGCGCCCAGCTCGAAGCCTGAGAATGCGGGGTCTTTCACGCCGAACGTCGGCACCTGGATGCGCTCACCGGGCCGGGTGAGCATGGCCAGCGCGATGTGCTCGCCGATCTCGACGTCGCCGTCCTGCTCGACCGTGGCCACCGAGCCGGTGGGGTCGAGCCGGAACGGGAAGGAGATCAGGCGTACGGCGGGCATGAGCGTGATCGTCCCATGCGGGTGCTCGTGACCCGGGCAGGCACGCGCGAGCAGCAACGATACCTATTGACTAGCCACGTAATCAACGGCTAGGCTTCTGTCGATCTTTCACTCGAACCGGAAGGCCGCCAATGATCGCCCGCGCCCTGGTCGCGTTCACCCTCATGGTGAGCGCGCTCCTGATCCCCGCCAGCACGTCACCCTCCCCGGCGCTGGTCGCCGCCGCATCCGAGGCCGACCCCTGCATCACCGCGTCACCGGTCACCGGCCAGAAGATCGTGGCCATGGGTGACTCGATCACCACTCCCTACGGCGCCAGCGTTCCGGGACGCTCCTGGCCGGTCATGCTGAAAACCCAGGCGGCCACACATGGCTGGTCGGTCGGCCTGTGCGGCATCGGTTCCACCATGGCCGAGCAGTACCTGCCCGGCGGGCCGCTGTTCGCGCGCACCGAGACCGTACGCAACGCGCACCCCGACCTGGTGCTGATGGACTGGCGGGCGAACGAGCAACTGCAGGGACGCACACCGGAGCAGCTCAAGACCAGCCTGGTCGCCCTGATCGACCAGATCCGGCAGGTGTCACCCGAAACCCAGATCATGATCATCAACCCGCCGCTGATGTGGTACCACGAGTTCGTGTCCGAGCAGACGCAGGACACTTTCACGGCGAAAATGCGACAGGCCGCCCAGGAGCGCGGGGCACACTGGCTCGATCTCAAGCCGTTCTTCCCGAAAACCGGGCCGGACGCGTACAGCCGCCAGTACCTGTTCGACGACATCCACCCCAGCGACACCGGTCACGCGGTCTTCTTCGCCGCGATCTACACCGCCCTGCTCAAAACCTGCCTGTCATAGCGTTCCCAGCAACGCCCCAGGGCCGAGGTAGGTGGCCGTCACGTACGACCCGGCGATCACCGTGCACGTGCCGGTGCCAGCGACCCGCTGCGCTGACGCGATGTGCGTGAGAGCGTCTTCTCGGCTCACGCCGGTGGCCTTCAGGAAACTGATCTCAGTGCGCTGCGGGTAGGAGGCCACGGTGCGCGGCGCGACCAGGGAGGCGCGCTGCGCACCGGCAGTGCTGGTCTCTTTGATCTGAAAGACGAAGTCGTCACCGGCGCCGGACGACTGCCACAACAGCGTGGCCTTGATCTCGTACAGCGAGTCGACTTCGAAGTCGAGCGCGCCGGTGTCGATCACGGACAGCTCGGTGCCCCCGGAGGTCGCGGCCACGTTGGTGGTGCGCCGCTTGCCGCCGATCACCTTGCCGGAGGTAGCGCTTTTCGACCAGCGGTCCGGCGTGACGGCGGTGTCCCAGCGGTACAGGCTGCGGTCCGTGGTCAACCATGCCAGCTGATTGGTGACCGGCGCCGTGACGTCCGCCAGGTCATCGACGACCCGCACATGTGTGAGCGCCTCCAAGGCGTCCAGGCGGGTTTCGTCGTCGGCGAGGGCTGTGGTGTGAGCACTGACGGTCGATTCCAGTGCCGTCAAGTCGTCGCTCAGGTCTTCGATCGACGCCAGGATCGTGGCGATCTCGGTGTCGTCGGCTTTGCCCGCGAGCGCGGCGGTCAGGCCGGGAATGTCCGGGATGCCGGGGAAGGTGGCGCCGACCTTGGCGATGATGACCAGCTCGTCGCGACTGGTGCCGGTGGCGCCGAGCACCACGCGGTCATTGACCAGCAGGCCGGGCACGGCGGAGGAGACCGGCCCCCACCGGGAGGTGCGGGCCAGGCCGACCGACTGCAGGTTGAAGCCGCCGCTGGCCGCGTCGAAGGAGGTGATGCGGCCGAGATGCAGGTAGCCGTACACGGTCACCTCCGGTTTGTAGGTCTGTCTGTTACGTCTGTAGGTCGAGCCTGTTCAGGAAGCCCACGAAAGGTTTTGTGAGACAGGTCATTAGTAGCCCTGGGCGCCTACCAGTAGCCCCCCGGCCGTGAACCCGCGCCCGGACGCGTTGCCCTGCCGGACGCCCTGAGAGCTGTTCATCGCCTCTATTGTTTTTCCGTTGCCCAGGCTGATCGCCACGTGCCCCGGCTGAAACAGCAGCGCGCCTTTCGTGTTGATCGCCTGCTGAACGCTGATGATCCGACCGGCGCCCTTGATCTTCGCCTCCTGCGTGTACGTGGTGCGGGTCGGGTCGGGAATGCCGCTGCGGATGGCCGCCCACTGCACGAGCGAGCTGCAGTCGAACGCGCGCGGGTTCGGATCCGAGGATGGCGGCGTCGCTCCGTACACATAGGACTTGCCCGCCTGCTGCAGGCACAGGGCGACGAACCGGCCGACCTGCCCGTCGGCACCGCCACCGGACACTGAGCCGCCGTTGCTGGTGTTGCCGCCGTTGGCGCCCGCGCTGGTCGTGTCGGTGGGTGGCTGTGGTGGCAGATCAACCGGTTCGAGAAGCGTGATGTCGGCGCCGCTGGTGTCGGTGCCGATGTCGAAGGTGACTGACGAGCACATGAACCGCGAGACGATCTCGCTGGCCACGGCAGGGGTGTGGGTGACATCGACCGGGACCCCGGGGCGAAAGAACTTGGCGCGCGACAAGGGCACACGCCCGGCCAGCTCGCGCACACCGGACCGGTTGCCGATGCTGACGTGGCGGACGAGGGGCAGGTCGAACCAGTGCTCGCCTTGCGGCAGGGTGTTGTCGTGCCGGGTGAGCCGCAGCACGCCGGTCGAGGTCCACTGCATGGCGAACGCGGCGGAGCCGAACACGAGCCTGTGCCCGTTGATGAAGATCCGTTTGCCCAGTTCGCGCGCCAGTCGCACGGCTGTGGTCCACGCGCTGGGCGTCTCGCCCTGGCCTCCCTGCCCGGACTGGTCGGCCTCATCGCGGGCGATCACCGACTGCGTGGGAACGCTCTCACCCAGGAAGTACTTGTTCGGGTCGATGCCCGCCAGCGAGAGTTCCTGGGCGATCCACTGGGTGGCGCTGATGCCGTTGGCGGTGCGCGGGCCGCGCAGGCTCTGCAGGGCGTACACGATGTCGTCGATGCAGTTGATGGTCAGCTGGCCGGAGCCGTGCCCGCCCGGCTCGAACACCACACTGTCGATCTTCAGCCACAGGTCCCGGTACTGCACGGACACACCACGCTGCCACAGGCTCGCGTGGTGGTGCAGCAACCTGCCTTCCGGATCCGCGATGGTGAAAGCCACATTCGGGATGGTCTCGATTCCCGCGCTGAACACCGGCGTTCCGATCACGGCGGCCGAGAAGTCGCCCTGCAGCGCGGTCCCCATGATCTGCAGTTCACGCAGGGGTGCGTTGGTCTCTTCTGCCGCCGCCAGCGGCGTGGAAGGCCCGGCGACCACGAGCTGTGGGCCGGGCGGCCCGTAGGTGACGGCGGGTGCGCTGCTGGTGTCCTGGGTGGTGCTGCCGGTGCCGGGCACGGAGGCGTTGCCGGTGACCCCGGCCGCCTGGGCGACACCTTGCCGGGCCTCGTTCATCCTGGCTTCGTACTTGCCGTTGTTGTAGACCGACCAGGCACGCAAGCCTTGCCGGTCATAGATGGCCTTGGCGCAGCGGGTGTTGAACGCCGCGTCGCTGACCAGGTCGCGCGCGCTGTAGCCGTGCACTGAGTTGATCTGGAAAAGGCCGTAGTCTTTGGTGCCGTTCGAGTTGAACGGGTTGATCACCTCGACACGACCGCCGGATTCGGCCAGCGCGATCGCGACCATCTGCACGTGCACCGACTGGGGAAACCCGGCCTGCTTGACGAGCTGGGCGATCTGGGACGCGTTCAGCGTGGGCACGGGATCCTCCTCTCAGCGGTCACGGGATGACGAAGACCTGATTTGGGTAGATAAGATTTGGGTTTTGGATCTTGTCCCGGTTGGCGTCGAAGATCCTGGGCCAGGTGGTGCCGTTGCCGTAGAAGCGCAGCGCGATGTTCCAGAGGCAGTCGCCGGGCACGACCCGGTAGGTGCGTGGCGGCGCGGGTGGCGCGGGTGTGGGCGGGCGGCCGACGCCGCCGCTGACCGGCCCGACAGCCGGTGCGGCGTCACTGGCGCGGGTGAGGGTGAGCGAGACGGTGGCGCGGGTGACCTCGTTGCTCTGGTGGTGGCGCAGCGACGAGTCGTAGGAGCATTCGGTGATGCGCCACAGGCCCGCCTCCTGCGGGCCGTAGCGCACCAGGATGCGTTCCAGGCTGTTGGCCAGCTGCTCCAGGGCGATGATCGCGTCGGTCATCGGTGCCCACATGGACATGACGTCGGTGACCAGGCAGCTGAACGAGATCGTCTTCAGCTTGGCGCCTTTGCGCAGCAGCAGGGGCGTGTTGCCGCTGCGCTCAGCGGTGACCCATTCCTGGCCGATGCCGCCGTAACTGATGTCTCTGGGCGCCAGCGGCACCGAGAAGCTGATCTTGCCGTTTTCGGCGTAGAGGTACATTCGGTAGGACTCGACACCGGGAAACGAGATGCCGGTGAGCGGGTCACGGATCACAACGACAGGCACGACTCACCCCCCGCCCGCGCTGTAGCTGTAGCGCCCACGGGCCTCTTCTTCGCGCTTGAACTTCTTCCAGGCGGCCTTGACGTCGCGGGCCACGTCGCCGGTGCCGTGCACATGCACGGGCGGCATCTGGTTCTCAACGGCGGCGGCCAGCCGGTCAACCGAGTGCTTCAGCCCGCCGTCCGACCGGGCCCGGGGTCCGAGCGCTCCGGCGTAGCCGGGCACCGATCGGGCGACGGCGGCCGCGACACCGGCGGGCAGCGTCTTGGTCAGGCCGGGCAGCGACGACAGGGTGGACAGGTTGGGAACGACGTAGCCGCCGCGCGGGATGGTGGCGACCTCGGGGCCGTTGGCGCCGAGCATTCCGGCGAACCGGCCGCCCTTGATCAGCGGCTCGGGACCGTGCTCGCCGACGATCGCCTTGCCGCCCCCGGCGACCTCGCCGCCGTGCCACAGCATCGGCAGTTTCGGCAGCGAAAAAGTTTTCCCGCCCATTCCGGGAACCCAGTCCGGCACGGTGATGCTGGGCACGCCGTTCCATGTGCCTGCCAGGGCATTCCAGGCGCCCTTGACGATATCGACGGTTTTACCCCACACGCCCTTGACGATTCCGGCTGCCTTTTCGGCGGCACCGCTGATGCCTTCCCAGATCTTTCCGAGGGCGTCACCGATAGGGGAGAAGGAGTCGCGAATCCAGCTCGTTCCCCTGTCCCACATGACTTTCATCGTCTCGATGACGTTACCGACCAGTAGGCTTAGCCTTTCCCAGGCTGCACCGATCGCGCCGGAAACAGTGGCCCAGGCCTCCCCAAGGTATCCAGTCAGCATCTCCCAGCCGATCCTGATCTTGTCGACCATCGGCTGAATGAAAGTCGCATACAAAACATTCCAGGCGGCTCCGAGTATTCCGGTCAGCCAGGCCCATTTGGCAGAGATCCAGTTGATCGCCACGTCTAGCACGTCCTGGAAGCCTTGGAAAGCGGCCTTCAAGAACGCGACAAGGTAATTCCATTTGTTGCTCACCCAGTCGACGGCGTCGGTAAAAACGCCCACGAACCATCGTACGACCGGGGCGATCACGTTCTCCCAGACCCAGCGCCCAGCTGCTGCGATGGCGTTCCAGGCAGCCTCGGCGGCTTTGGCCATCACCGTGACGTACAGGGCGATGAGGAAAACGGCAGTCTGGACGATGAATTTGATGATGTTCCAGGCGATTTCCGCCGCGCCTGAAATGAAGGCCCAGACTGGTTTGATCACATTTTCCCACAGCCACATTACGACTGTGGAGATTACCGCAATCACGAATTTGACGTAGATTATCCACGCCATGATGTACAGGCGGACGCCCGTGGAAATGATTTCCCAGGCTGGCTTGAGTCCGTTGTTCCACAGCCACATCGCTTTTTCGACAATCCAGTCGACCGCGACACCGACTGCTTTGACAATCCATTCCCAGGCAACCACCGCAGCGCGAGCGATGACGTCCCAGACTTTCATGACCAGATCGCGGAACCATTCGCACTTGAACCACAGCAGCATGATCAAGCCGATGATGATACCGATGACGAATCCGACCGGG